GAGGCGCCGAACTGGGACGACCTCGGCAGCCTCATTACTGAGGCCGCGAAGGCTAATCAGTTCTTCAACAGCACGCTGGTGCAAGGAATCCCCGTTATAGGCCCAGCCGTCGACCTTCTGCTCAACCTTAGCGGCGCCTACGATCAATTGGCCGGCTCATCAGAGGACGCCTACGCGGGGATAAGCCGTACCGCGATGGCACTCGGCAAGGGCGCCCCCGAGGTCGACAAGAACACGGCAGCGACCTCGAGGTGGAACGCGATCGCAGCCGCTAACGGCGCAGTCGTCAAGACGAACGGCGGGAACCTCGAGGAGTACTTCGCGGCCCTCGACAAGACCACGACCTCGACGGGATCGACCTCGAAGGAAACAAACCTTCTAACCACCGCATTCGATTTGCAGCGCGACGTCGTCGAGAAACTCAAAGGCACCCTCGACACACAGGTCGCCGACCTTGACCGGAACACGCAAGCCGCAAAGGACTATGCCAGCGCACTCGCGACGCAGCTCCTCGGCGGCATCGACCTCGGCGCCGCACAGGAGACCGGCGCAGAGCTCGGCATATCATCGCTCGACGCCTTCGACCGCCAGATCGAGCAGCACGAATGGTTTGGCAACGTACTCACGGCGATAAGGGCGAACGGTGCAGACAAGCGTCTCATCGACCAGATAGCGGCCCTAGGCCCCGAGGCCGGCGGCAAACTCGGGCAGGAAATGCTCGACAAGGGCCTTGTCGAGGCATTCAACAGCCGGCTTGAATCGGTCACGGCACTCGCCAACACGACCGCTACGGCGATGGCTGGAGAGTTCCTCCCGGCTGGCACCGCCGCCGCTACGGGGTTCGTCGACGGCACCCTCACCCAGCTCGACACCGAGAAAGCAAGACTCAAGGCAATCGGCAAGCTCATGGGCAACACGATCGGCGCCAAGGCAAAGGCCGAAATCCTGCAGGCAGTCGCAGAGGCCGTCGCCGCTGCCGAGGCCAGCAAGACGGCAGCAGCCGCCGAACGCGCCGCGCAGACAGCCGCCCGTGAGGTCGTCGTGTCCGAGCAGCAGATAGCGCAAGCCGTCCAGCGCATCATCACCAACAGCAACGCTCGCGCCGGCTATTCAATGGGCATACCTGTGCCTAGTCCGGTGCTGGGATGAGCCCGACAGTCCTGGTCAACGGGACAGCCCTCGACCTCGAGAACGTCGAGTATCGCATCACGGTCTCGCACGGGCGGAATGACATTACGGCAGCGCCGGCACCGTCGGACGCCAGCATGACGCTCCTCGGCTTCCTGTCGATCCCCGTGGAAATCAGCGACGTCGTCGAGGTCGTGGCGTACGGCGTGACCCGGTTCACTGGCCGGGTAACTGACACCATCCTCACCCATGATTTCAACCCCAACGGCCCGACCCTCGGCATCGGCGCGACGGCCTACATAGCGCGCCTGGACGTCACGATGGTCGGGAACCTTAGCCTCTTGGGCCTCAAGTTCGTCGGCGCCGCAGGCTACGCCCGCGAACTGCTCAACGACCGCGTCGAGAACATCCTGACGGACGCCGGCGTCACGTTTGCCAACAACAGCGACCCGCTCATGACACAGGAAGCACTCGACGCCCTCGACGGCGGATACTCGGCGCTGGACCTGCTGACGGCCCTCGGCACCGAGACCGGCGGCACACTGTGCGACCTACCTGACGGCGCCGTGCTGTGGGAGTCGTACAGCCGCCGAGGCTATGGCTACAACCCGGCCCACTGGTACGACCTCGATCCGACAGACACCTGGGCTGATATTTCCTACATCTGGGCCGATGTGTATGACCGGGTCGACACGGCACCGCTAACCGTCGAGCTGCCCCACACGGCGGTCGCCTGGTCGCCGACTTGGCGCAACACGTCACAGACGATCCTCAACGACGTCACCGTGATCTACGGCAGCGCCGGCAATCAAAGCAAGACGGACTCGGATGCGGCCTCCATCATCACGCACGGGCGTCGAGCGTTCACCCTGACCACGAAACTGCACTACGCAGCCGACGCGCAGGCAAGGGCCTCGGACATCATCCGCACCCAGTCGGAGCCGCGCTACGCCGTGCAGTCGATCGAGGTCCTCATGGAGACCGTCACCGACCCGCTACGCGCCGACCTGCTCGACGTCATCTCAGGCAGCAAAGTCGGCATCGACCTCATGCCGCAGCCCGCCCCCATCGACGACTATGTGGGCATCTGTGAGGGATGGTCCGAGACCTACACGCCCGGACTGCACCGGCTCGTCCTCAGCCTGTCCGATCCTCGATTCTCTTACCAGGTCGTGCGATGGAGTGAAGTGAGCGCCGTCCTGACGTGGGCCGGCGTCGACCCGATCGTGCAGTGGTACAACGTCGTCTCTGCAGCCGATCTAGTCGCCTAACTGAAAGGATCAGCACATGGGAACCCCGTACGCACTCAGTAGCGACCTAGTGTCAGCGTGGCCGGCGAAGTCGCTGGCCGTCGCCCAGTACGTCGACGGCTACAAACTCGACACCGGACCAGTCCAAAACCCACAGACCGGCACGACCTACACGTTTGTACTTACAGACACCACGAAGACCGTCACGGCCAACAACGCGGCCGCCTCGGCCTACACGGTCCCGCCTCAGTCCTCGGTCGTGTGGGAGGACTACACGACTTTGCGCCTACTCAACCTAGGCGCCGGAGTCGTCACCCTCACGGCAGGAGCCGGGGTTACGATCAATGGAACGGCCACGGTTGCGCAGTACTCGAGCGCGACTCTCGTGCGGACGGCGTCGAACATGTGGACTGTGGCCGGTAGCGGCGCCGCTCCTGGAATGGTGCTCATTACCCCGACATCGGTCGCAGGGTCAGGGGTCACGCTGTCCGGCGGGCAAATCAGTTTTTCGGCAGCAACAAGCGTGAGCGTGAACGGGTGCTTCAGTTCCGCATATCAGAATTACGTCATCAAATGTGAGGGCGTGGCAAGCACGACATCCCAAGTCGCCATGCGTTTACGCCTCTCAGGAGCCGATAGCGCGACATCTATTTACATATTCAACGACATGTACCGGCAGAACGGTACTGCTGGTGGATCGGCCAGAACCGAGACATCATTCTGGATCGGCTATGCATCAACTACCAATTTCAGTGGTGAGGCCACCATTTACGGGCCACAACTTGCCGCAACGACCAAATTAAGTTCCCTTGGAGGTCGTGAAGATATAACAGGAGTGGAGACGGGTTACCACAATTCGGCAACCGCCTACGACGGCATGACCCTCTTGCCACTATCTGGAAATATCACCGGAACAATGCGTATCTACGGACTGAGGAACTCATGACAAAGACACCCGAGTACGTCGAGACCTTCCCGGACGGCACGACGTTCGAGCGCCCGTGGACGCCCGAGGAACTGGCGCAGCAGCAGAAGGACCGCGACGACTACGCCGCAGCACAAGCAGCAGCCGAGGCCGCAGCTGCGACCGCAGCAAAGAACGCAGCCGACGCAATCGCACACGCCAAGTCCCTAGGCTTCACTGACGAGATGATCAGCGCCATGTACCCGGGACTCGCGGCGCCATGAGTTGGAAACTGGCCGCAGCCGCCGACACACTGCGCAAACAGGTCAACACCCGCTACCCGAAACGGGACCGGGCCAGTGACGGCACCATCGGAAATCAGGATCACAAGCGCCGCATCTCGGATCACAACCCGGACAAGTCCGGCTACGTCATGGCACTCGACCTCGACGAGGACGGCTGGCCGGCGCACAAGTTCGCCGACGAGCTGCTCGAGTACATGCGGACGAGCGGGGACAAGCGGATAAAGAACATCGTGTACGAGGGGCGCGTAGCGTCCGGCACCTACTCGAATCAGATGTGGGTCTGGCGCAGCGCACCGAGCCTCGGGCACGCACACCACATCCACATCAGTTTTGCCGAGCCGGCCAAGCACGACGGCAAGCCATTCCCCTTGGCGATCCTCGAGCTTCCCCGCGTTGGACTGGCGCCCAAGAGCCCGAACAACCCGCCGACGTCCTCAAGCGCGATAAATGCGACCGTCACCCCGGCGAAGAAAGCACCAGCCAAGAAAGCAGCCAAGCCCAAGCCATGACCGAGATGTTTACCACCGTTATCGGCCTACTCATCGCTGTTATCAGCCTCGTAGCGCTGGTCATCAGGGGACAGGCAAAGGCTCAGCGCCCCAACGGCGGAAAGTCGCAATATGACTTGCTGGTGCGGATCGAGGGACGCCTGGACAGGCTTGAGCGGAACGCGGACGAGCACCTCCAACATCACATGAAGGAAGGCTGACCATGCTCGACAAACTGTCGCCAGAGGCACGACACCTGATGCTGCTGCTGATCGGGGCGCTCATCGCCTGGGCAAGTACCGAGCTGCCGATCCACCTCGACCCCCTGCCGGCCAGCCTGCTCGGCGCCTTCACCACCGTCGCGCTCGCATGGCTCACCCCGCTCACGAAGCAATATGGGATTGGCGCCCCCGAAACACCTGACAAGGTTGACAACATTGCATAGTTTGATAAGGTAGTGTCTAGGTCGGTCACAAGGACCGGCCAGACAAGGGGAAACGCATCATGTTCTTCATCTTCTACAAGAACCTCAGCAAGCGCGGAAACGTCCGCATGACCGTCCTCTCCTACCCGGACAAGTCCGCCATCGGCTTCGAGACGTTCGCCGAGGCGCAGGAAGCCGGCGAAGAGCTGCTCAAGGCAGGCGTCGACGGCTGCATCTGGTTCGAGGTCCGCAGAATCTACTAACCGGAAGGGCCCCCACAGGGGGCCCTTTCCTAATTGAGAGGAAGAAATGACCGACAACAACACCTACTCGAC